CTGAAGAAAACCAAAAGATTGCTCGTATCGAAGCTGACATTGACTCAGCCGACACAGCTATCGAAACCGCTCGCAAGCTAGCAGACCGCGAAGCTCGCGCATCTGAGGCTGCGGCTTCATTCGCACCATCAATGCCAGTTGCAGATAACTCTGACGCTGACATCCTTCGCTCAATCGCTATGGGTGAAACTCGTGGTTACGAGTTCGCTCGTGAAAACAGAACTCTAGTTCCATCAGCTAACACTGTTGGTCAGAGCTTCTACGACCAGGTATTTGAGATTGCACAGCTAGTTGGCCCAATGCTAACTGTTTCTGAAATCTTCAACACCACCTCTGGCGAGAACCTAGTAATCCCAACTGTTACAGCTACTTCAACCTCTGGTTCGGTAGCAGCAGCAGGAACCATCTCTGAGTCGAACCCAACATTCTCATCCATCACACTAGGAGCTACTAAATATGCAGCTCTTGTACAGGTGGCTTCAGAATTGGTAAGCGATGCAGGATTCAACATTTCAAGCTACATTGCACAGCAGCTAGGAACCTCTTTGGGTCTAGCAGCTAACTCAGCTATGACCACAAAGCTATCTGACGCCGCTGGCTCAGTAGTAACTGGTGGAACTGGCGTTGCTGGCGCTGCTTCATACGAAAACCTAATTGACCTTGTATACGGAATCGCTGATGGCGCTCGTGTACTACCAGGACTAGGTTTCCAGATGAGCAAGTCAGGTATCGCAGCCGCTCGTAAGTTGAAGGATGGCGCAGGAAACTACATCTGGACCAACTCAGCAGTACCAGGACAGCCAGCAACCTTGCTTGGCTACAATGTATTCGAGAACCCAAATGTTGCAGCAGTAGGAACTGGAACGAAGTCGGTGCTTTTTGGGCATCTTCCGAGTTTTAAGATTCGCGTTGCAGGTGGAATCCGTGTTGACCAGTCAGCCGATTTCGCTTTCAACACAGACACCGTGACTTACAGAGGTCTAATTAGACTTGACGGTGGATTAACCCATGCAACCCATATCGGGTACTTCAAGGGTGGAGCTAGCTAACCCTAGCCCCCAGTAAAAAGCTGGCGGGGGTCACAGAGCGTAGGACTGTGGCCCCTGCCTTTTTTTGCTATCATCTAGGTATGCCTACTAATAAAGAGAAACTGACTGGAGCTGTAAGCGTCTGGTCCAATAGCTACAACGCCCCTACTGGTTATGGCCAACAGGCCACGATGCTAGTTGACCGCCTTAAGCGTTCGGGACTCGATGTTGCCATGTTGTCTAACTATGGCCTTGAGGGAATCCCAAGCACAATCAATACCCCTTATGGAAAAGTGCCACATTACCCCAGAGTAATAGACCAATACTCTAACGACTCTGGCCCAATAGACCACAAGACCTTTATCTCTCAGTTTGAGAAGCCAAACTTGTTTATTAGCCTTTACGATGTTTGGGTTATGAGGTCAGCTCAGTATGACGAGTTTCCAATCGCCGCATGGACACCACTCGACCATGTAACCTTGCCACCAGGCGTAGATAAGTTCTTACGCAAAGAGAATGTCACACCAATCGCTATGTCACCACACGGAGTTAGACAGCTAAACAGCAAAGGTATCGAATGTGAGTATGCACCTCACGGCATAGATACAAAGGTTTACAAACCGACATACAAAATCGGGGGGCATGACATCAATGAGTATCTAGGACTAACACCAGAAACTTTTGTTGTCGGAGTAGTTGCTGCCAACAAAGCATCAGGTCTAGTTCACCGCAAAGCCTATGGCGAGCTGATTCTTGCCTTTAGTATCTTTGCCAAAGACAAGCCTGATGCAGTCCTATACCTGCACACCGACTCATTCGGTTACTCAGGTGGCTGGAACTTGCTAAATATCCTTGCATCGCTAGGAGTAAAGAAAGAACAGGTAATCTTTCCAAACCCACAAGACTACCGATTCGGTTTGGCTAAGTCTGACCTCGCTGCGCTTTATACGAGGATGGATGTATTACTTGCTCCTAGCTTTGGAGAAGGCTTTGGAGTTCCATCAGTCGAAGCACAAGCCTGTGGCACAAGAGTAATCGGTTCTAACTGGGCAGCAACACCCGACCTAGTAAGCTCTGACTCTTGGCTAACTGAGGGGCAACTCACTTGGGATGCTGGTCAAGATGCTTGGTGGATGACACCCAATGTTTCTAGCCTTGTAAACGCACTAGAAGAATCTTACAAAGCCGAGCGTGGCACTTCACAAGTTGCTGTTGACTTCGCTGCTAAGTTTGATGTTGAAAAAGTGTGGACCGAGAACTGGCTTCCTATCCTAAGAAAGTTGCTGAAATGATACCTGTACTAGCTTTTCCTACTTACGCAAGGCACGACCTAGCGCAAAGAATGATTGATTCGATTGATTATCCAGTCGAGCATCTTGTAATTGTTGACAACTCTGGTAAGCGAGTATTTGAGCCTGTCAAGCCAGACACAGTAAAAAACCTTTGGCTCATACAAGTTCCATTCGGTTTAGGCCCAGCAGCAGCAATGAACTTTGTAATCAAGTCCACACCCCACGCTAAGTACTGGGTATTTGCCAGTGAGGATACTTACTGCGCTCCTGGTGCTTTGGAAAAGATACATAACGAAGTTGACACCGAGGCTTTGAACTTTACTGATGCCGTTCCTGACTGGTGTTTTCTTGCTATCGGGGAAGGTGTAATCCTAAAGGCTGGATTGTGTAGCGAATTGTTCCATCCCCTTTACTTTGATGACAATGACTATGAAAGAATCATTGACGCTCATGGCATACCCAAAAAGCGCATCCACGCAACAATCCACCATGACAATAGCTCTACTATTGCTGCTGGGTATGGGCCAAAGAACAATTACACCTTCTCAATCAATCAAAGACTTTACGAGCAAAGACGAGCTGAGAACAACCTGACTGGTGGGGAATGGTCGCTTAGAATTAGACGAGAGAACTCTTGGGACTAAAGGGCTTTTTCGGTATCCTTTTCAAGCAGTAGAATAGGAACATTATGGCAATTACTAACGGCTACGCCACACTTCAAGAAGTAAAAAATTCACTTCGCATCACAGACAATCTCGATGACACACTCATAGAGGTTGCTATTGAGTCTGCTTCTCGGATGATTGACGGCTACACAGCCCGCACCTTTTACAATGCTGGAACAGCTACTAGAAACTTTGCTGCTACCGATGCCCTAAACCTTATTATTGACGATGCTATTTCGGTTTCGGTAGTATCTTCTACCGATGAAGTTGGAGATACTTATGTAGTTTGGGGCGCTAACGATTTTCAATTAGAGCCTCTAAACAGCCGCTCTGACGGACTCTACATGCCATACACAGGCATTAGGGCTGTTGGTGATTACACTTGGCCTGTTGTTGACCAGCAAGCTCTTTGCCGTATCACAGGTGTTTGGGGCTTCTCTGCCGTTCCAATCGCTATCAAACAAGCAACAGTAATTCAGTCGTCAAGGCTTTTCAAGCGCCTTGACTCGCCTCTAGGTGTTGCTGGATTCGGCGACATGGGAGCTATCCGCGTTGGTCGCTACCTGGACCCAGATGTTGAACAACTTGCCATGCCATTTAGAATTATGAGAAACTTCGGCTAATGAGCATAAGTCAGATTAGGACTGCCCTAGCTGCAAACCTCGCCACAATACCAGGGCTTAGAACAGCAGCAGAAATCCCTGACCTGCCTAACCCGCCTATTGCAGTTGTTAGCCTAGATTCGGTCACATACGACCAATCCTTCGCAAAAGGCATGACCAACTATACTTTTACCATTACTGTCATTGTCGGTAGGACTGCTGAAAGAGAAGCTCAGCGCAAGCTAGATGCTTACATCACGCCAGGCGCAAATAGTGTCAAAAATGCGATAGAATCAAACAAGACTCTTGGTGGATATGCCTACGACTGCCGAGTCGTGTCAATGAACTCAGTTGGTTCGGTGACAATCAGTGATACAACATACCTCGCTGCTGACTTTACAGTCACAGTAATAGCAAACTAGGAGAAATAAATTGGCAAAATTTTACGCACAAGACTACAAGGTGACAGTTGGAACTGCTGTTCTCAGCACTTCAATCGCTTCTGTAACTTTAGACATTACCGCAGATGAAATCGAAACGACCAGCTTCGGTTCTAGCTATCGCGCTAGGATTGGCGGGTTAAAAGACGCATCTGTATCTCTTGACTTCCACCAGGACTTCGGAGCTGGTGCTGTTGACGCCCTACTATTCCCACTTATGGGAACTCTAGTAGATGTCAAGATTGCACCTACCTCTGGAACTGTAACTGCTACTAACCCTGAGTACCGCTTCTCGGCGCTAGTCACCCAGTACCAGCCTTTCGCTGGCGCTGTTGGCGACCTAGCTACCCTTTCGGTAACTTGGCCAGTATCAGGTGAAGTTGTAAGAGGAACCGCACCAGCCGCATAATCCTGCTAGGCTAATCGCATGAAACTAAACCTACAAATACAGTTCACCGATAAGCCAAACGAGTACAAGCAAGTTGTTTGCAGCCCATCAGACATGATAAAGCTGGAAACAAAGTTTGACATCTCGATAGCTACTCTTGAATCAAACATCAAGATTACTCACTTGCTTTTCCTAGCTTGGGCAAGTGAAACAAGGACCAAAGCGACTACTGCGTCATTTGAAGAATGGGTGGACACTGTTGAGTCCGTCAGTCCAGCAGATGAACAAAAAAAATAGTCGGGCTTGGTGATTCATCCGCTCACTGGTACATCGCAACATTAGCTTGCGAAACTGGGATTAGTCCCAGAGAGCTAATGGAGTTAGATGAGCGGATGCTGTGGACTTTAGGCAGGTATCTGGTCTATAAGGCTCAGCGCCAAGCACCTCGCACTTGAGAGGACATCCTTCGGGGTGTCCTCTCTTTTTTTGCTTCGGTAGAATAGATAAAGATAGGTGGTCTAAACATTGAAGCTTTACACAAGTGGGCAAAACACAATACAAGTCAGTGCCACAGACTACAAGTTAGTTATTCGAGAGCTAAACAAGATTGACAAAACCCTATCTACACAGCTAAAAAAAGAATATAGAAAAATCGCCGCTACTGCTCAATCTTCCGTAAAGAAAGAGATTCAGTCAATGGGTAAAAACGGCCCCTTTGCTGGTTCTACGAGAAAGTCAACAGGCAAGGCAGCCAACGGTATGGCTCATGG